CAAAGCAATCAGCCATCGCCTTCTTTGTTTGGTCGGCTGCCGAACCTTGGATCAGTTTGTTCAAAGCCTTGTAAGTAAACGCTCTTCTGAGCGATCCACCGTATTCTTTCCGCGCGTCCTCGAGTGGCATGGGTTTATTGTAGCCGTAAGTCGTCGGTTCCCACAAATGAAAACGGCACTTGCGCCCAAGAATTGTGCGGATCTGTCCGTGCTTCTCGCCCTGCGAACTTGCAGCTGTAGCTAGCTGCTTAACGAACGGAACCTTGTCGCGGTGTTCCTCGATGATGCTCTTGGCCTCCTCGTTTGATACGCCCAGCTGCGCCGCCAGTTTACCAACGCCCATGCCGTACATGATGCCGAGGTTCACCACCTTTGCCTGCTTACGAGTGATGCCTGCGATGTCCGCCACCATCTGGTGTAGGTCGACGTCACCCTTGTGGTACTCTTCAACGATCGTATCCACCACAGGGCTGCGCATGTTGTCAGGCATGGACGCAGCGAAGTGAACCAGCAACCGCGGCTCTTGGCTTGAGTAGTCAAACGACCCCCACATCTGCCCCTCTTCTGGAATGAACAGACCACGGATCAACTTCTTGATGTCAGGGTCCCGAGCAGGAATCTGCTGTAGGTTGGGGTTCGAAGAAGAGAAACGCCCCGTCACCGTGCCGCCGTCATCGGAGCGCAGCTGGTGAAATTCTGTGTGGATGCGCCCCTTGTGCGAGTGCCGCAGGATCGAGTCGATAAACGTGCTGTCCGCCTTGTCAAACTCACGCAGCTTGACGATCTGTTGGCACACCTCGTGCGGGTGAGCGTTCAGGTACTGCTTGGTAAACGAGGCAGCACCAGCGTCCGTCTTGGGGTAGCTTAGGTTCAGCGCATCAAAGACCTGCCGCACACTGTCCGCGGCCCACGGCTCTATGGCCACACCAGTCTTGTGCTTGATGTCCGCCTTTAACTCTGCAACCTTTTCCTGCAGCCCCTTCTTGGCGATGTCCGCCTTGTCAATGTCCACACGCACACCATTGGCTCTCATCTGTACCATCAGTGGGATGAGCGAGGTCTCCAGATCAAAGATGTGCGTCAGCTCCTGAGACGTGATCTCTGTCTTTAATCTGTCCCACAGCTTCATGGTCATGAACGCATCCTGCTCGGCGTACGCTCCAACGTACGATGGCGGCAGCCGCCACATGTCAGCCTTGGGGTCAATGCCCCAGTCCTTTGCCGCAGCGCGAAGCATCTTCTCGTCCTTGCGCATGTCGATGTAGTCCCGACCAAGGTTGTTCAGGCTGTAGGAGAAACGGTTCTCGTCCACCAAGGGCGCAGCAACCATGGTATCGATGATCCGTCCTTGGACCTCGACCCCTTCTGCAAGCAGCCAACCCGCATCGTAGGTGGCGTTGTGCATCAGCTTGTCGATGTGCGGCGTAGCCATCTGTTTGCGCAGCCACTTCAATGTCATCTTGGGGTCCATGTTGTGGCCGTTCTCGTGACGGATCGGGAAGTACCAAGCATTGTCGCCCGCAGCTACAGCGATGCCAACAATGAAACCATCCTTACGCGCCCAGCCTGGGCCCATGGTCATCAGGTTGGGGTCGCATGTCTCAAGGTCAATCGCGATCTGAGGATACTTTGTCAGGTCAGGAAACTCCGGTGGGATGTTCCAGTCCGGCACAAGCTTCTCGCCCAAATCCATGCGTTCGAAGAATGAAATAGTGCTCTTATCTTTACGGTCTCTTGCCATGTTCCTCAGCCTTTTATCTTTAAGTATTCATCCAAACGCTTCGATATCTCGTTCTCCCTGTCGGTAAACTCTCCACCCAACGCGCTGTACCCACACTTATCAATCCATGAATCGTCATGACTCAGATCGTTGAGCAGCCGCGCCGTCTTCACCCAGTCCATCATCAGCGCAACGTGCTGCGGTGTGATGTGTCCATGAGTGGTCATGGCGTTCCTGATTACGATGTTCCAGCCCTCGGCGATGCGCTCGAAGTTATCGTATGCGTCCCCGTAGTCCGTGGCCCTCTGTCCGTGGATATACTCCCCGGCGGTGGCTAACACTTGATCTCGTTTCATAGCGGATACCTATATTTCTTTCTGCTTTCAATGATGTGCAGGTTTTCACGCGCACGGGTGATGCCAACGTAGAACGCTCGATGCTCATCGTCAGGGTATGATGTCTCTTCACACGCTCTGGTAGTGCCAAGATACACTGCGCAGTTGTCGTCCTCGCCGCCCTTCATGGCATGGAACGTGGACAACTTGATGCGCGGCGGCTTGGATAGATCCTCGCCTGAGTTCTCGATGCGGCGCAGATACGTCTGCATGTTCCTACCAAATCCTAGTACATCAAACGCATCTCTGTACTCGCCCAATAGATTAGGCTGCTCGAGTAGACCAAACTCATTGGCTAAGTCTGCCATAGTCAAAGTACCCTCTGGGTCGGCAGCGTCCAGCAACTTCTTGGCGCCGCGCTTTACAACCGCCTTGTCCCCCTGCTTGGGCACTGCCTCGTACATGTACCGAATCCTGTACAACTCGACAGCTTTGCCGGCAGCAAGGTCGCGCCATGTTTGGATCGCCGCAGCCTGCTCCTTGGTAATCGGAGGCTTGCCCTTCACAGAATAGTAGTACCCCATCTCCTCGACCTGCTTGGCCATGCTGTTAACGTATGAGTTAATCCGGCACATCAGCGTCCAAGACCCGGTGTCCAAGGGCAGTTGGGTCACATCATAGTGCCAAGTGACAGAGCCCTCACGATCCGTTGGTGCGTACTCTTTCGGTACTCGGTCCTTGATCCTGCGCACCACGCGCTGGGCAACGTCGAACACCTTCTTGGGCAAACGATAAGACTGCTCCAACACGATCCGGTTTGGAGACATACTTATAAACTGCTTAACGTCCACGCCTGTCCACCGGTGGATGGCTTGGTCATCGTCCCCCGCAATCCACACCTCGTCAGTGTTGGTTGCCATGTGCTGGATCATCTTCCACTGCAAGGGTGTCAGATCCTGAGCCTCGTCCACAATCAAGACCTGAAGACTGGGTGGTGTACACGTCTGTATATACACGTCGATCATGTCCACAAAGTCTAGCTTACTAAGCTTCGACTTGTACTCAATCAGCTGGTCATAGATTTGCTTGCATTTAAACAAGGACAGGTCCGAGGTGTCATGCTCCTTCCACTCCTGGCCCAGATCAATCATGCGGTAACGCGCACGGTCAATGATCCTCATGTACTTGCTGCCGCGGCGCAGATCCGATGGGATCAACATGCCGTCCTCCGGCTGCGCGTTCATAACAAAGTCCTCGCCCAACATCCGGCCTAGCTCTTCGTAGTCTGGAGGGTTCATGACATCATCTTTTTTGATCTGCAGACCAGAGAACCCCGTCGAATGCAGAGTGCGGAAGTTTACCAGCTGCTTGTCGTCAAGATTAAAACGCGCCTTGGCCCGTTCCTTCGCCTCCTGAATCGACTTGCGAGAGAACGAAACAAACGCAATGCTTTGCGGATTCATGCCAGCCTCGAGGTGCTGTTCAATGATCTGCATCAGCCGCTCCGTCTTCCCGCAGCCTGGAGGTCCAAAGATCTGTGTGCTGTTCTCAATCATTTGGTGTTCTCCTCCAGCCATGTATTGATCACCTGTGGTGACCAGCGAAGCGTGGGCCTCGAACCTTGGCCTAGCCGGAGAGGGGACGGCATCTTGTCGTCCTTGATCCACTTGTAGACAGCAGCCGGTGTGACCTGCATGTAGTCAGAGATGTCTTTGACTGTGATTAAACGATCAGAAGGGAATGTCATTGTTTATCTCCTTTACGGGAAGATCGATGTCTTCCTCTTTCATTTCTGGAACCCACCAAACGCGGATCGATTTCCATTTGCCGTCAGCCAACTTGTACCGCTGCACTCCACTGAAATCCTCATGCGCGTTGAGGCGCTTGATTTCTTCCTGCAGCTTGGCACGGTTGTCGGCCCAGGGGTGGTTGCGGTTCTTCAAGAAATTAACCAGCCCCTCAATCTTGAACTTCACACGACCATCATCGTGGTACGGCTTGCCCGTCTCCAGTTCCGCAGGGTCATACGCCTGTGCGCTGCCGTTGCAGTAGGATCGGGTCAAGTCTTCGAAGCGCCCCGTCAAGGTTAGCTCTCGCTCCACCTCAATGTATGTTGCCTGCTTGAGCATGCCGTTCAGCATCGACGTCCAGTCCTGGGACTTCATCGTAGCTGGGACAAAATTAATCTGCATAAGACAGGCCTTCTGCCAGAG